GCCCAAACCATTCGTTCCAACCTGGTATCACACTAAAGACAGCGCGGCCGGGACTAATGAGCATCTGTTTGGTGTTCGGGCTTTCCGGAATATCAAATCGGAACGGATACTACAAGTTATACTCTATAGCACTAAGAATCTTGTCAAAATCGTCACCGCGTTACTGGTGGTAAAGACGTGCTATGTCCAAGGGAATCGGGTTTTTGTTCTACTTGGTTCTCATGTAATCAGTAAACTTGTACTTGAGACGCTACATGGCTGTATTTAGCCTAACATTAGCGCCCCGCATCATTCCGACGATCAAGTCGTAGTGATCTTCTTCAACTGGGAAGTTGTCTAACCTGACAAAATCAAAGGCAAAACCACACGATTGCTGAGCAAACATGAACATTTCGAGGCATAAATTTAACCTCGGATCACCGCTCTAAGCGTACGTGTACTTCCTAGCGATGACAGCTTTTACGAGATCTCGTGCCATGGAGAAACCCCGAGAATTAGGGACCTTCCAGACTATCTTCGAGCAAAAACCGGCAACTACGCTTGGTTTGGAGAGACTATCATACTTGAAGCCTAAACCATAGAACTCCTACTTGTCGTCCTTGGTAAAAAGCCTCGCCATAACTCCATTGAGTAGCTCAAGAGAATCAGGATGACCGTGGAGCAAAATGTCGTCTCCGGCGACCACAAAATTAATTTAATCTTTGTGAACACCAGGCAACTGACTTATCGCATACTTAAAGAGAAGGCAGCTAGTAGCCGAATTCCCTGCAGTAGTTTAAGTCATGACACCGCTCGTGACAGTACCTTCCAGATAAACTTTTAGCATAGTCGTGCGATTAGTATTTGGATACACCGAACGCATGACTATTTTCCTCTTATCCATCAAGTCTCTCATTATGTCTAGTATCTAAAGGTAGGACTACTGACATTGTGGCAACCCCAACAGGTCGCAGAACTCGATACCGGCCGACTGGAACCAAACCTATATAGAAAAAGAGACGAAAAAATCGTCTATAATGTCCATAACGGCTTTACTCCTGTGAGCGTCGAACGAGCTTGCATCGACTTCTGATAACAGCCACTCAGGATTGAGACCTAAAGATTTCTCTAAGTACTGTTCAGTGTCAGTGCAGTTCATGTTTATAGCGAGGTGCTTGTCGAACACGACAGTAAGGATATCGATGTAAGTCTTATTAACGGAGCCCATAACGGCTAATAGCTCAACGTTCATAGACGACACAATCCTAGGTCGTGTTGGATCTTCAAAATACATCCTACTAACCTCACAGACAAACTTCTCAAGGACTTTCGGTATAACCGAAACCTCAGAATCTTTAATGAGTTTTTCGAATGAGTCGCAGTAGATCCTCCTATGTTTCATGAATTTCTTCTCGGATTCAGTTAGGGTCTGATTTGATTTTAACTTCGTAGAAATCTTAAACACCATGATAAACCTCTCGAGGCCTTGAGAGTATCGTCTTTTCTTATCTGGTATAAGCTACTACAGGTACGCTGAGATGGTCCATCCCTTTTTGAACGCTTTGAAGTTAAGCGTACGGACACAATCTCGCAAGGGTTTCAGGAAATCTTGCACGAACTCTTAAAACATGCCAAGTTCATGTGGGTCGGGTAGTGCGACTGGTTTAATCTACCTATTCAAGGTTCCTGAGTAAGAATTCACGGGGCAAAAGGCATAATAGTACATATTTAAATGATTCTAGTAGATTTATGTACCTAACGGATTTCTGCGTGAATTGTTACATTGACACCAAGGATAAACATTAGTTTCCATCCACAACTTGGTGTTATCTCTAGTCCCGAAAGGCGCCTACTCTGCTGTGAGAACTTCTCCATTCCCTCGTTCTACGCAGTAGTAGCGCTCCGTCTCCTCTATTCTTATGTCCTGGCAGTGGACATAGAAATCATCGAGGGCTGGTAGTTTCAACTCACGTTACAACTTCTTGAGTGTTTAGTCGTTGACAACTATTCTGAGACCCATCTATATTAATTTCTAGATGTCCTCGATCCGA